AGCAAGTCATTACCAACGCAATAGAAAACTTTGAACAAGCTAAAGCAATGCGTGACCAGCTTAATGCTTTAATAGACTGGTACGAAACTAATCGTTAATCATACCTATGTCGCAGGTGTGACGTTCAATCTCACCGTATTCTTTGTGTAAGATAATGGCGCACATATCACGACCAGCACGGTAGCCTTGTCCTTGATGCCAGGCATCTCTAGCTGCCAATGTTCTAAAGTATTCAACTACGCCACCGTGATACTCTTTAACGTCTTTGTGGTGTACGTGACCAACATACCAATACCTAAACTTAGATTTTCCCCATTCTTCAGACTTGTCTGCTGCCATAATAGACAACATATCTTTACCTTTAACGGTATCGCCATGCGTAGAGCCTATCAGCACTTTGCCAAACGTGTAGTACCAACATACTGACGGTGACAAATCAACTTTCATGCGTGGTTCATTATGAAAGTAACAGCTAATCATCAATGCCAACGCATAAGATGAATGGCCATCGTGATTGCCTTTGTTGATGCGGAAGACTACTTTTTGGTGTTTTTCTAGCAATCGTTTTAGGCAGTAAATAATGGCCCGTAGACCTACTTGTTGAACCTTTGCCCACCTTCCATCTACATCTAACTGGTGACCGGAGTTTGTTATATTCTTTTGATTGTCGGCATGGAACATATCGCCAAGGTTTAGTAATAATGCTGTGTGTGAATTCGGTGAACTTGCGATAAGCCTATCTATTGCGCTACAGGTTAGCTTTTCTGCAATGTCCAAGTCAAAGTCATCGCCAGCGTCTTGATGCCAGGCATATAATCCAAAATGTGGGTCACCCATAGGAATGACTGTAAGAATGTTGTCAGAACTGATTGCTGGTGCTGGTGTGATTGGCGCTAGACCTTTGATGTCTTCTGCTAAATCTGCTACAAAGTTTCGCACCATCTCTTCTAGCTTGCTGTCCTGTACGCGGGTTTTTACCCATTGCCCAGACGCTTTGCCTTCAGCATTGTAGTAAGTAGACACACCTCGTACTATAAACGGCTCTGGTGCTACTCTAGTCATATCGTGGTTAGGTGAGTAACCAGCTAGTGCTGCTTTAGCTTTTAGACTTCTAATAGATACATCAACTACAGTAGCGGATACATTAAAAAGCTTGGCTGCTGCACGATTAGAACCTAGTTCACAAGACTTTGAGTAATACTCCCATTGTCTGTCTGTAGCAAATTGCGCTAATTTATCATCTATCATACGTATTCCTATGTTTTTGTTTATTATAAACATATTTAGAATAATATGTAGATATAATTAGCCCCACCACAATACCTAGTATAAAAGCCTCTTTGTAGCACAAGATGTAGTCTAGCGTGTACATTTAAACAACCTTACCTAGATACGTTGCCTTGCTGCCATTGAACTGAACTGTAATAGCACACTCGTCACCTTTCTGTAGGCAAAACAATTTATATACGCCAATAGACATTGCGCTGATTGCTATTGCAGCCAATACCGCTACTACTACTGTTGCCCTGCTGTATTTATTGTTCATCTTTCACCTCCTGGTAGTGTTCGCCAGTATTGCCATTTTGTGCGATTGCCTTATCACGTTCTGAATCTTGCCAGTCCTCACTATATTGCTTTTTCTTCTTATTAAAGATTCTATCAAAGCCTTCGTCAAACTTTTCTTTCTGTTCTTTGCTGCCAATTTTAGATACTAAGCTATCGCCCGTGATTGAGTTGCTAGACATAGGTAGACTCCATAAATTTATTGGTTTTAAAAGTAGGTCGTGCCATTTAACTTTCATAACACGACCTTGTATGCTAAAACGGCAAATCCGAGTCCACATCATCCATTGGGTCAGCTTTTGTTGCTGGTTTAGCTGCATCACCTTCAGATTTGCCACCTAGTAAAGTTACGTCACTCACACGGCACTCTAGGCTTGATTTCTCTGTGCCATCCTTGGCTTTGTATTGCCTTTGGCTAATCTCGCCTGTAACACCTATTTGTGTGCCTTTTAGAAGCATTGGCGCAAGTATCTCTGCACGTTTACCCCACAAGTTGCAGTTTAACCAGGTAGTTGTGGCTTTATCACCATAACCGGCAGTTAATGATAGTGAAAAGTTGCAGATTGGGTCTTGGTTTGCCGTGTAACTTAATTTTGCGTCTTGTCCAAGGCGGCCTGTTGCGTTTAAATTATTCATACTATTTCCTTTAGTTGTTACCTAATTCTAGGTATTGGTTTTGAAAGTAAATACTTGTGACCCATTTCTTTTATAGCTTGCGCTACTTTAGCGTCACGGTCTGCCACCTCTTTTTGGCTAGGTGGGGTTAAGCCATATAGTGACTTGATAACCATGTGTTCCACCTTAAAAGCAGTTCGTATTGCAGTTGCCAAGACTATCACAGCAAGTTGTACACATTACCATCTTACCACCTGACATAAATGTGTGAGTTGTACAGGCTGCGTAAGCTGTTACTGATACTACTAATAATGCTAAAGCTACTAAAATTTTATTCATAATAATCTCCTATTTGTTTGTACTAGAATATTTTTTGTATGATGACCTGGTCTTGCTGTCCAACAAGCCCCACATAACAGACTTCTGCTCATTATCAAGTGCATCCCATGTTACCTTGGCTTCAGCATGATTGTTGTCAGCTACAAATGCTGTAAAGCCTTCAGCTAGTGAGTGCAGAATGTCCATTTCTTCCTTGCTGTACTCTGGTGACTTGAGTTCAGGTATTACTGGCTTTTCTGACCCTGTAGTAGCGTCTAGCACATCGTGTTCAACAATTTCCATTGCCACGACCCACAAATACCTGCGCTGATATGTTTCTACCGCACCTACGTTTTGCACCTCATGGCAGCCCTTTAACGCTGCGCTACCCATAGGGCTAGTGATAGTTATCTGTGAGTTGTCATCAATGTCTGTAATGGTCAATGTTGCCAAGTCTGACGTAAAGCTAACAACACCACATAAACCTTGATTGCTAAATATGTTGTTGATGGTTGGCAAGAAGTCACCAAGTTCAAAGTATTTGTAACCTGCAAACTTGTTGTGACCAGACTTGCTTAGTTTTGTGTTTTGCAGTTCTAAACGTGCATTGTTTAATTTTTTATAAACTGACATTTTTTTTACCTTTCTTTATTAATGCTAATTCTAATTCTGCATCATTGTCTACTATCATTTGTAACGGATATAAATTTATTAAATGAGTAGATAATGCTTGTTTTATTTCTTCTTGTATTTTTTCTTTATTATTAAATAAAGGGACATCTCGCATTGCTACTGATACTGAAAAAATGATTTTTCTATTTTTAATCATATTGTTCTCCTAAATTTCTATCTCTGTGTCTTCTGGTAAGCCCATAAGGTCTAAGAAAGCCTCAAGTGCATCACCTTGTTCTAGTATGTGGATAAGCTGGTCACCATTGCCTATACTGTAATTGTTATATAAATACTCTGTAAACTGCGCTTGCAAATCAGCAATATGCTGCTTGCGTTCTTGTTCGTAAGAAACTGACATATTAGGCCACCAATAATAAATATAGAAAAATTGAGAGTAAGACTACACCGACAAAGCAAATGCCTTCTATCCACGGTGTTAAGTCTGTTTTAGGTTTGTGGTTTTTATAATCACGCATTTTGTTCTGCCTCGCTTTCAATAGCAGATATACATACGTTAGCAAATGACTTAGCAAACACAACGAAATCTTGTGCGCTTTGCTCACGGTCTACTTTTCTACCTGCGTTTAAAGAATTGTCGTATGCAATAACCATTGCTTTAAGAGTCTGTGCAATAGCTTGCTGGTCAGCGTAATCTAGTACAATTGAAAATACATCGTCTGCTGATTTTTGATATGTTTCTGTGATGTGGTCGTAAATACGTTCTTCTGCGTTATCGTAATGATTGTCACGGTCTTGCCAGTCTGGGTCAAGTGTGCAACCTGGGTACCAATCTGCGTTGTAGTCCATTTTATTTCTCCTTACCGTTTCTATTAAGTTAATCGCTTTGTTGCTGCGATGTGTAATATTAATTCATATAATTTAATAAATCAATACTTTTTCTACATTTATTTACATTGATTCCAAGCATGACCTTCAGATTCATATCTATATTCTTTATAAGCCATGTCAGCAATGGCAAATGCTTGATATTTTTTTAAATCTCTTGTTATTTTATATCTTTCTTTTTTACGTTTTGATGTAGGTTGAACAGCTTTGTTTAATTTTAATAATAATTTAACTATTTTAAATCTTGTAATTAAATCATATTCATCTGTTTTTTCTAAAATTATGGCTATGGATGGATAATATGCTGTTAAATACCCAAATACAGTCATGTTGCTATCCCATGGTTTTGGGTAATGCTTCATATTTGTCATATCATCAAAAGTTAAATTTTTATTTAATTTGCTTAAAAAACGGTTTCTACATTGAGTCATTGTGTCAAATCTATTAACAAAAAATTGATTAGTTAAATGTAATACCCATAATTCATTATCTGTTTTATTTATTGTCATATATTCTCCTACTGTGTCATTTAAATTATTTATTCAACTTACAAGCGTTACAATATATAATAAAAATACAAAAGTAAATACTTTTTATACAAATAGTCAAAATAATTATGAAAATAACTGAACACCAAGAACAGGTCATGCTTATTAATTGGTTTAGATTAGCTTTTCCAAAATATATCATTTTTGCTATACCTAATGGCGGTGCTAGACATATAGTCACGGCAGTAAAGTTAAAAGCAGAGGGAGTATTGGCTGGCGTACCAGACTTATTCTTAATGGCTGCTAAAGGTGAATGGCACGGTATGTTTATAGAGATGAAGGCCAAGTCAGGCAATGTGTCAGATAAACAGAAAGAATTTATGGAAGCAGCTAATGCTATGAACTATAAGACTGTAGTTTGCTATGGATTTGATGAAGCTAAAACAGCTATAACAAATTACTTGCAACAAGGTAAAAGTTAGTTTAATGTATCACTATCACTTGGCGGTGAACAACTAGTAAGCCTTAGTCAACACTCTGCTGGTACTAGCCAGTCCGCCAACGCCCTTAAAAAGGCGAGAGTGTTGTCTAGGGCTTTTTTATGGGACAAAAAAAAATGTCTAATTTATTTGAAAGTCAGGAAGAAAATATAGTAATTAGAAAATCTACTACATTTGATAGTACAGAAAGAAATAATTATATATGCAAAATGTATGACATAAATTTTAATGAAATAAAAGATGAATTTATAGCAAATTTTGATGTTGATTTTGAATGGAACATAGGATTAATTGTTGGTCAAAGTGGTACTGGAAAAACAACAATAGCTACAGATAAATTTAAAGATTTTTATTTATTTAAAGAACATTTTTGGGATAGTAAAAAATCAATAGTTGATAATTTTAATAATGATTTATCATCAGATAAAATAATTGAATCATTAACAAAAGTTGGATTCTCTAGCCCATTAAATTGGTTAAAACCATATCAACTTTTATCTAATGGGCAAAAAATGAGAGTTGATTTAGCAAGACTTTTGCTTGAAAACACTCAAACAGTTATATTTGATGAATTTACAAGTGTTGTTGATAGAGATGTAGCAAAAATTACATCATTAGCTGTAAGTGATTTTATAAGAAAAAATAATTATAAATTTATTGCTGTTTCATGTCATTCAGACATCAAAGAATGGTTAAGACCTGATTGGATTTTTGATACCAATGAAAAGAAATTTTCAAGGGGGTTTCTTTGGCAAAGACCAGCAATTGAATTTAAATTGCGAACAGCAAAAATTGATGAATGGAAGATATTTTCAAACTATCATTATTTAACTCATGACATACAATCTGGAAGTGATTGTTATGCTCTAGATTATTTAGGATATCCAATAGCGTTTGTTGCTGTAAATCATTTTCCACATCCTAAAGTTGCAAATTTTAAAAAAATACACAGAATGGTTGTTTTACCTGATTTTCAAGGTATAGGTATAGGTAAAAAATTATTAAATGCAATTGCAGAAATTTATTTTAAAGAAAATTATAGAGTTCTTATTACTACTGGCGCATTAAGTTTCATAAAAAGTCTTGGTAAAGAACAATATTGGAAGTTAACAAGAAAACTAGGCAAAGTTGGTGAAAGCAAAGGCGTTATGAAAGGTAAAACATCAATGAATAGAGAAACAGCAAGTTTTGAGTATAAAGAGTGTGATACTAAAACATTGAATGACTCTATATTAACCTACGACTTATTTTAAGGAATATATTATGGAATGGTTTAGACATGATTCAAATGCTAATTTAGATGAAAAATTACAGGAAGTATTACTAGATTATGGATTAGAAGGTTATGGTTTATATTGGTATTGCATAGAACTAATTGTTGGAAAAACATCAGCAGACAACATTACTTTTGAACTAAAACATGATGCTAAAGTTATTGCACGTAATACTGGCTCAAGCCCACAAAAAATAGAGGAGATGATGAAACGTTTTATTGCTTTAGGTCTTTTTGAAAATGAAGACAATAAAATTACTTGCATGAAAGTAGCAAAGCGTTTAATGAGTTCTGCCACTAGCAATCCTAAGATGCGTCACATGATACAAGACATCAAGCAGCAGTATGATACGGTATTAGATGTCAATAGTCATGATTGCGTCATGACGTCATCAGATTTTATCACGGCAGATAAGAATAGAATAGAAAAGATTAGATTAGAAAAGAAAGAAAAAACTATACGCACAGAACTGCTTGAGAATTATTTTGAAGACTTTTGGTATAAATATCCTAAAAAAGTAGGAAAAGAAGCTGCACGTAAAGCATGGAACAAAGCAAACCCTGACATAATAAAAGTAATTGATGCTATTAACTGGCAACGTGAAACTAAGCAATGGCAAGCAGAAGATGGTAAGTACATACCAAATCCAGCTACTTATATAAATCAAGGTCGCTGGCAAGATGAAGCACCTCTACAAGAATCACCATTTTAGGAGTTGCTATGATTGATACTGACAAACAAGCATTTAAAGACATGATAAACGCAGTCTTTACTATTTATGGTAAGCCTTTGCCTGAAAAAGAAATGCTAAGAATTTGGTGGCATAAGCTAGAAAGATATGATTTTAGCGCAGTAGGTCGTGCATTTGATAAGTGGACTGATACACCAAACAAACTTCCGCAACCTGCTGACATCGTTCAAATGTGTAAACCTAGAGAAGCTGAATATCACGCATTGCCACCACCAGTAAGCCATGAAGACAATAAAAAACACGCTGACAAGTTAGCTTTGTTTATTCACGAAAGAATTAAGCCAAAGACTGACTATCATGCCTGGGCTAAACGAATCTTAAAGAACCCACAAAACTTTCCAGACACTTCAGTAGAGGCTGCACGTAAATTGCTAGGGGATAAATATGATTCGCAGTCGTAAGCATTTAGGTTGTTTTGTTAATTTTAGCAATATGCACTTTGACAAAATCTCTCCTATGGATTTTGATGCGTTCATGGAGTTTAAAAATAAGTTGTTTATTTTTATTGAAACAAAATACCTTGATGCGCCAATGCCATTTGGCCAACAACTTGCACTAGAAAGACTCTGTGATGCTTGCCAAGACGCAGGTAAGGTTTCTGTTGTGTTTATGACATCGCATAACAACAACTCTGACGAAGACAACATTGACCTAGGTAACTCAATCGTTAGTAAATACCGTTGGGAAAAACAATGGCATATACCAAAACAAAAAGTTACGTTACATGATGCTGTGCTTAAACTAAAAGAAAAATATGTATGAAATGGGTTGAACAAGACAAATATCATATAACTTCTGGTAGCTGGACTATAGCCAAATACTTCTCACCTGCTGGAGTTAAATATGGTCTTAGCAAGATGAACAAAAATCTTGGTTATTACGACACGCTAGAAAAAGCTAAACGAAATGCTAAAGATTAGTTGCATATTTTATACAGCGTATATATAATAAATCCATCAACAACAGAAAGGGTTATTAATGACGCACACAGAGTTAAAAGAAATACGCAGCAAAACAGGTTTGTCACAGAAAGAGTTTGGGATTAAGTTGTTTAAGACTAGGGATAGCATTGCTAAATACGAGTCTGGCAAGTTTACGATTCCTGCTTACATGGACATTTTAGTAAAGGCTGTATTTAGTGACTGAGATTACATGTAACGAATGGATTAAGCGTATGAAAGCTGCCGGCTTCACAGGTAAGTTTCGCGCAACTGATGGTGTAAGAGTATTTACTGGTGAAATTAAGTCAGAAAAAATTGAAACGGTGGTAGTGGCTACATCTCAAGAGTCACGCAGAAAGATAAAGGATTTATTTAAAGATGGAAGTTAAGAATTTCAATATTAGTAGCAGTAACCTACCTTACCTATTTGAAAAGATTAAGGCGTTAGATTTATCTCTTGGCTACGTAGCTAACGTAACAGTCAAATCACACACACGCAATTTAGAACAAAACGCACGTTTATGGAAGCTGTATGGTGCGATTGGCGATTACATTGGTGAATCACCGGACAAGATACATGAGTTAATGGGTTGGAAGTTCTTACGCAGTCAGTCTGTAGTCAATGGTGAAACGATTGAAGTCATAAAGAGTACAACCAAACTATCTACAGCAGAGATGGCAGACTACCAACGTCATGTTGAGATATGGGCTGGCACGATTGGATTTGTCTTCAATGAGTAAAATCACACAATCAGCTAAAGGCGAAAACTGCACGGTCAGAATTATTGGCTACTGCAACGGCAATCCAGAAACAACTGTTTTAGCGCATTTAAATGGCATTAGGTATGGACATGGTACTGGTCAGAAAGTAAACGACCTACATGGTGCGTATTGTTGCTCTGGATGCCATGATGCTATAGATGGCAGAGTAAGAACTAACCATACTAGAGATGAATTAAAGTTATCGCACCTAGAGGGTGTAATTGAAACGCAATTAAGATTAATTGAGAAAGGTTTATTATGATTGTCTTTCGTAAGAAAGTAGGTGCATGGGTAGTAACAGCTAGGGATTCAGATTGCCAAATAATTCACATAGGCGATTACAAGACCCAAGAAGAAGCCAAGGCAGCAGAACAAGCATATAGAGATAAGAAGTTAGCAGATTCATACGCTAAACAAGAAGCAAAGCTAGACAGACTAGCAAAAGAGATGGTTGCTAGATATAACGTCTACCTAGAGTTTTGTGTACTGCCTAAGACTTTAACGGACATGAAGCAACATTTAGATGCTGATAAGAATACTGCGTCTAATACAATTAAAAGTTTAATGGCCCGTGGTTATTTAAAAAGCATTGTTATTAGCGACACCAGTACCCGCAAGTATTATAGCTTTGTCACCATCAAGCTAATGAGTTACGAAGAAGCATTGGAATACGTGTCACCAAGAAAATACAAAACTAAAGCTAGTGAAAATGAACCTACAATACCTGGTGCTAGGGTAATTAACTTTGATGACAGCAAATTGACTAAGCTATACATGACTCAACGTGCAATAGACAGGGCCAGCATGAAATCACCTAAAAACCATGTAAGTGGTTCAACAATGTCAGCGAGTGACTGGTAATGAGTGTACTAGACAAACAACACGGTGGCAATCACTACAAGGGCTTTGCAATACAGCCAGCAGAGTTTTGCTATTACAATAACATTCCGTACCTAGAGGCTACTGCTATCAAGTACCTTTGTCGGCATAGGAATAAGAACGGTCTTGAGGACTTAAAGAAGGCGATGCATTTTATTGAGATGCTGATAGAGTTTGAGTACTCTCAAGAACCCAGCCCAGCAGATAGCCAGACTGGGGAGTAAATAGTAACAAATATGTTACTAACGGTTCATAACATAGAGGGTTACTTCAAAACCGAACCTTAACTCCGTAGCTGCTGGTGATGTCCACATGATTAAATTCTCCTGTTTAGTGTACACATAGGTGTGTACGTGTTTACATTCTGCGCTTT